ATTTGGTGGGCTCCCCATCCCGATGATTATCAACGCCTCAAAGGAGGCAAGCGGAAGCGAATCACGGAACTACCTGAATGGCAACTTTACTTTGGCAAGCCTACATCCTCCGATGCTGAGTGACCGCCTGAAACCGAATTCTGGCGACCCGAACTAAGGCGTTTTGCCAGCGCACCGTTGGCGAAAAATCCACTTCCGTCACTTGCAAGATGAGTGCCAAGCCTCCCGCCTGAATGTCGCCTGCAAGGGTTTCGGCAACGATGTCGGCGTAATCGTGTAGAAGTTTTGCCGTCTCTTCTTTGTCTTGCCCTGCCACGGCGACCCAAACTTCCCCTTCCATCCGCTGACGCAATTGGGCATTTGGACCGAGTGTCGCTTGTTGCTGCGGGTAGCGGTTGATGTCAACGGCAAGGCGGGGCAAATTCGTCGGGCTGACCAACACCAAATCGCCATACTCAATCCCCTTCGGCGTCGGCAACCCCGCCGCCGCAACGGCACTTGGCAACCGCATTGCCAAATAGTTGATGATTTGCTCAATCAACTCCCTCGTCTTCGCCATCTTTGCTCACCTTCGGTTCGTAGTTTAGCCACAGCGTGTCATAAAAGGTTTCAGGTATTTGTGATGAGAGTGCAGTTGAGTATTTGTAATAAGTGACTTCCTTAACGACCCAACCTTTGAGATAACTTTCATAAAGAGGGCAACGCGGATGCGTCATAAGGACTTTGCCTTGCACATGACAAAGCGTTTCTAACAAGCGGCGATGGTCGGATTCAGTTATCAAGAAGTCATAGTTTTTGGGGTCTTTGATTACCGCTGGTAAGTAAGGTGGGTCAACGAAAAAGAAGGTTTCAGGTGTGTCAAAACGACGAATGACCCGAACGGCATCATCGCATTCAATATAGGTGCGTTTGAGGCGCTCATGGAAGTAGGCAAACAAGGTTATCTTGTTGCGAAATCTTCTAACACTATGGGCATCTGGCGTTTTTGAATAAGACCATCCATCACCTCGCAATTTCCCATTGAACACTGTCCGATTGGCGACAAAAAAACGCCATGCGAGGGTTACTAACTCATTGTCGTCCAGTGTATCAATAGCCTTTGGGTTTGCCACGCATTCTTTGATGTGCCGAAGTGCTGAACAGTGTTCGGCACGACTGTAGGGAGTTAGGTCGCACATCCGTTGAAGTTTCCGCCACAGTCGGTTATCCCGCAAGCACCGATAAAACGCTACAATGCGGAAGTCTATATCGTTCAACACTTCTATGGGTGATGGTTCTTTTGCCCAGAAAACCGCTGCTCCACCTGCAAACGGCTCACAGTAAATGCGATGGGGTGGGATGAGTGGCAATATGTGCTTGACTAAATAGAACTTCCCACCATAAAACTGCAAGGGTTGTATTGGCTGCTTTCTATCAACAACTCGTTTCGCCATCTTTGCATCACCACTCGCTATTTGTCATTCGCTATTTCCTGCCGTTTTCCAGTCGCCATTCGCCAGTCGCTATTCGCTGCCGTTTCGCTACCATTGAATTCGTTCCCTCTCAAAAATCGGTCCAGGGAAAGTTCCTGCAGGCGTTGATGAAGATGGTGCTTCGGCTTGGTCGGGCAAGACCATCGTGCCTTCAAGGAGGGCTTGAAGTTTCTCCATCGCTCGCTGTCTTAGCACTTCCGCTTGGTTGCGAAATTCGGGGTCGTCAACGCCCATCGCCTTGAATTGCCAAACCCGATAAGCCGTCAGGTCGGCGCAAATGTCTCGGACAATCAGAAGGCTTTGCGAACCCGTGATGGGCACTTGATAGCGGGTCGCCAGTTGACCTTCAACGAAAGCCTCAACTTCGTCCATCCAAGCCGTCACTTGGGTCGTGTTCGGTTCACTGACGGCATCAATGGTGGCGATGGACGAAGGTAAGCGACTTTGAACATCAGAAAGGCTGTGATAGCGCGGCATCAAAGCACCTCCTTGTCAAAGAAACTCTTTCTCCTCGGACAGGTGATTGAGAAAGTAATCCTGCCATCGTTCCCGATAGCGTCCGACGAGAAACTGATTGTCAGGCATCAATGCCCTTGCTGGGATATTGCGTCTCGGAGCGCCGAAGTGGTGAATGGGAGCAAGCCACCAATCGCCCCGATCAACTGGTCTTGCCGAACCGAAAGTCAAGCCTAAAGGCTCAATGTCCAGAATCATCTCGCCGCTGGTCTCATCGGTCAAGGATGCTCGCAACCGTCCCGTCCTGACAAGCGGTTCAAGGGGAAGGTTTTTTCGTTGCTTTTGGCGGATCGTTCTGGGCGACAAGGGCGCCCAAGGTTTGCCGATGACACTCCCTTGCGTCGCGAAAATTCGCTCTTCAAGTTCCATCAGGTCTTTTGCTATTTGCCTCCAAACGGGCTCAAGGTTTTGAACCCGCTCGCTCAAAGTGTCAACGGCAAACAAGACATTTTCATCGTCTATCATCACGACGAGCATCATTCGCTCACCTCAATCGGTTCAAATAAAATCTCGGTGAGCAACTCAACCGTTCTGGGCAAATCGTCCATCATGTTGGCAGCCCGCTCAACGGCAGCCGCCTCAACTTGTTCGTTGCTGAATTTTCGCCCCAATGTCTTGCTTTCCTCGTAAAGCCTTAGCGCCTCATAGCCGACCGTTGCTGCAAGTTCGGAAGCGTGTTGTCTTGCAATCGCTTGGGCAAAGCCTTGCAAGTAAAAGTCAACCCATCTGGGGATCGGTTTTGTAGGGTCGGAGCCAGTGGAAGCGAGATAGACCGATCTTGCAGCCCGATAAGCGTCCATCAAGTATTTCGTTAACTCAACTGCGTAAGCGTCAACGAGATGTTGCGGGACGGAAAGCTGACCAAGTTCCCGCAACGCTGACGGTTTGCCAGCATCGGCATCGGCAATTAACCGACGAACTTGCTCCATCAACGCATCAATTTGCTGCCGCAACAAATTCCGCAAACTTTGCTCCGCTGCCGTGATTGTTGTGTCCGACAAACTTCTCAATGTCGCCCCTTGAATGAGCCCCAGCGGGTCAGAGAATTGCGACTGGCGATTAGCGATTAGCGACTGGCGTCCATTGTTACTCGTCCCTCGTCCCCCGTCCCTCGTCCCTTCCGTTGCCGTTTCTGGTGCTGGCAATTCAACTTCTTCGGGTTGTTCTTCTGGCAAAGGCGGCAAATCAAAGACATCCCGAACCCATTCCTGCAAACTTCGGTCGGGTGTCAAGATGCCCGTTTGCACCAGTTTGGAGATGGCTTCGGCAAGGACTTCCCGTTGCAGGACGAGGCGCAAGTCGGCGAAGGTCAATTCTGGAAAGTTGGTGAAATCTTCGCCGAAGTTGAGCCTGCACAACTGCGGGATGGCGTAGCGGTTGATGTGGTCGGCAAACCATTGGGCGACGGAATTCAAACCCATCAAAAAGAGTTGGCTGTGGTCTCGTGATAGCGCCCAACTTCCAACATCGCCCGTCCCTAAGTTCAAAAACTGTGCCAAAACTGACTTCACAATCATCGTGTCGTGATGCTGAATGGCTTCCACGAAGGCTTGGTTTGCCCTCTGTCCCGCCTCCGCTCCAATCAGTTCCACGCTGTAATCCTCAGGTAGCACCATCGCAGCCCGTTCGTGACCTCGCATCGCCTCCAGCATTTGCAGGAAAGTTTGTTTGTCTTGCTCTGAAGTGCCAGTGGGGACTTTGCCGACAGGAATTCCGACCGCCCAGCGCTCAAGTGCAATTGCTTGAAGTTTGTAGGCAAGGTCTTTGAGAAACCAGTGCTTGTAGGCAGCCCGAAGGACTGAGACGCCGTAAGGGTTGCCAAGTTCACGGCGCCAGATGAAAACGAGCAACTTGTCAATGGGGATATCAACGCGCCGAAATCGTCCTTGCGGGTCAAAACCGACCTGCCGAATTCCTGCCAAGCCACCCGTCTCGTCAAAAAGGAAGCGTTCAATGGTTTGCGGATGTCTTGGGGCGAACTTGCGCCAAACGATGTAGTCATCTCGTTCCTCAAAAACCTTCTCAAAGACCACAAAGCCGTAAAAGAGTGCTAAAAGAGCGTCACGAAGGAAGTCATCAAAGGTGTGGGTCATGCCACCAAACAAGTTGTCATAGACCAAATCAGCCGCTTCTTTTGAAGTTGGGTCGTCGGAAGCAGGTCGGACATCCCAATCGGTCGCTCGGATGGGCAAAGTGATGGCTAACTCAAGGGCTTGGACGGTCGCATCGGAGCGACGCATTCGGGTGTAGACGGCGATAGAGCGGGGAAAGGACAGTTCGGGCAAATATTCATCGGCGCCCAAGTTGGTCAAAAGGTAGCCGACCCCACTGCCGCCAAACCCTAACTCGGAGCGAAGTTGCTGCGGTGAGAGTTCCTGAAACGACTGCTTTGCCCGTTTCCACCAGCCCCAAAGGCGCATCTTGGTCGCCTCCAATCTTGGGACGCGGGTCGCGGGACGCGGGACGCTTTATCCTCTCCGTCCCTCGCCCCTCGTCCCCCGTCCCTTTCCGTTCCGTCCTCCGTCTCTCGCCCCTCATCCCTTGCCGTTCCGACGGCGTCCGAGCGGGTTGTTCTCAAAATTGAGCACATTGGTATACTGGCGTGCTCAAGTTTGCGGACACTTTTGCCCTACAATCGCCTCGCAGGGGGCACCCCTGTATCGGAATACCCCCTCGCCCTAAAAGCCCGTCAGACGCCAAAAACGGCAGGAAATGGCGACTGGCGACTTGCGACTGGAAGCGGCAAGAACCAGTCGCTAATCGCTAATCACCAGTCGCTATTCGCTGCTGTTCAGATGGATGCCAGAACATCGTCTAACAGATGCCCCGCATCGGGGGCGGTGATGACTTCAGCGACTTCGTGTCGGACGCGGATGACAGTGCTGCGGGAAGGCTCATCCCGATAGCGCTCCACGACGAAGTTGGAAAGGGTCGGTCGGTAGCCGAAGGCGGGTTGGTTGATGGCGGGGCGTTGGGGCACGAAAGCGACGACGACCCGATCGCCCCAAACATATTGCAAGTCTGGCGTATCACCTTCAACGGCAGTGTCCATCACCATGTCGCCAATGACCACTTCCCGAACTTCCAGCCACCTTGCAAGGATATCGGTCGAGAAAGTGGCATTGGTGAACTTCAGTCGGTCGGCAACTTGG